CGCATTCTCTTGCGGCTTGCGAATTATTTAACCTGACTTCTCTGCCAGTATCATCATCCGTATTTACGGATTGAGACCAAATCTTGCAGGGGTGAGATAACATCTGCATCCCCGATGTTTGCCCGGTACGGCATAGATGGGATAAATCTGCCCATCCCGCGAATCGCACTCAGAGCAAACTTTGTTATCATGCTGACTGTTCCACATCACCTGATCCACCCCGGCATCCTCAAAAGCGCGATTCCTGGCTTCATCGGTCACGGTATCAGCCATCTGCCGCATCTGCTTTTCCATGAGATTCAGCGCCCTTTGCAGGGCCACTCTGATCTCGTTGGTATTGGAAATTCTGACAGCATCCTGGGCTTGAATCACGGCCATCATGCTTTCAGCCAGCCGATCTCTTTTCCGCTCCCATTCACGGTCATAGCGATATTCCGTCTTGCGGTCATAACGGGTGTAAAGATTGATGAGGAAGAGCATATCCAGATCAGAAAAGCTCCCACCTTTTTCCGGCAGCAGAGCCAGAATCTCATCTTGTGCATCGGCATAGGCTTTTCGGGCAATGTTCAGATACTCTTCACGGGTGAAATCATCAATCCGCTCATAGAGATCGGAAACTGTCCTGATAACATTCAGCTCATCCCAATAGGCGGTAAGCGCCGTGAATTGAAATTGGCTCTCCACCTCTTGATAAAGCCGTTTCAGCCCTCTGTCCGCATGACGGTAGATGCCGCTCATTCTTCATCCTCCTCATCCGTGGAATTGCCGCCTGTAAGGGCCACATACTCCCATTTCTTGAGGTATTGCTTGCTCTGCTCCGCTACGCTCATCGGGTCATTGAACAGGCCGCTGGTGGCAATCGCCACTTCGGGATGCAAACCCGCCTGGAGCATCGCCAGAAGCGCCTGGGTCTTATTCTGGAGATTATCGTGCTGACGGCGGGTAAACTTGCAATCCAGCTCTGCCAAGGCCAGATCAAACTCCTGCCGCTCCTGGATAATGTGAAGTACCTGACGGAGAAACTGTTTCTCACTCTTTTTGAACAGCAGCTCCGTATCCTTGGCCCTGGCCTCACATTGAGACCATCCATCGCGCAAGAACACAGCCTGACCCGTATCAGATGTAGATGTGCCGCCCTTTGTAGTGGTGGGCATACCGCAGATCACAAGCACCTGATCGTAGAGATAATCCACAAGCGTCTGCGTCTGCTCCTGATTGAGTTCCTGAGAAATCAAATCCACATCACTGTCAAGACCATCGGTGGACTTGATGAAGATCGCACCCAGTTTACCAATCCTGGCAATCTCCTTATCTTCAACTTCACAATTTTTGAATTTAAGGAAACTCTGAACGAACTGCTCCAGTCCATCCACGCGATTGCTCATAATGTTATTGATGGCATCCAGAAGCGGCACAGCAGGCTCAAACGATCCCATCCGGGCCATGTTCAGCCGATATTCGTAAATCGGAATATCACCCAAGATGTGCTGTTTCCATACCGTCAACGCACCATTCAGCACTTCAAAATAATGGGTGTGCGTGTATCCGCAAATCAGCCTGTCAAAAACATTCGGCTCCTTCTCCCGATAGATGATCCGAGCGCCAATCATCCTGCGATGGCCGAAGCCGGAATGATAGACGATGAATGTAGTCCGGGGATCAGGCGTATCAAGCCGGAAAGGAGCATCATTTTCATCATCCTGGCTGGGCAACACCATGCGATAACCCACACCGCAGATTGCCATCCATGTAGCCAAATCCTTATCATGAGTGGCCTTATCCTCATAGAACATGTAATCGTTCAGAAGATTGATCTGTTGTGCGGATTCCTCACGTTCACCACGCCGAATGTAGGTCACAGGCTCACCCAAGAAATAATCCGAAGTGAACTGAGCAATCTCAGAGGCATGATTTTCCACGATCTTATTACATATTTCCGGCCTGACCTTCTTCTTACGGTGAAGAATAGGCTGTTGACCGCGCATATATCGATAGAGGTAATCGATCTGAGAAGCATTGAAAGCATGAATACCCATCGCCTTATGAAGCACATCCAGCAGATTCGTCTTTGTGATCTTGTCCACGGAGGTCAAAATCTCTTCCCGTCCAAACAGCGCACGGGAATGCTCTTTTTCCTCTTCTTCCTGCTCTTGGGTGTTTTCAGTCTCAACCGCTTCATTCTCCGTATCCGGCATTGTGATTACCTCCTCTCTTTGAAAAATGAAAAGGGCGCTCTATGCTGTATCGCATAAAGCGCCCTCATGAAGTGTACCCACTTCTTCACATCTCATTATAACATATACTACATATAGTGTCAATATATTTGTTGCCATACAATATGTAGTTTTTTTCAGAACGGCCTCTGACGGATTTCCACTTTCCCACCGCCGAAGCTCTGCGCATAGATAGCAAACATCGCCATGCCATCCGGCACATCGTCATGTTTGTTTTTTCCTGCGGTAGTATAGGTGGTTAAAAATTTAATCATCCTGCCGTAGTCTGAATTGGGCTTGTAAAGGCTGGAATCTTTGAAAAGGCAATGCTCTTTCCACCAAGGAGCATTGACAATGATCTT